GAACGTCAGCATTGTTATTGGACGCCATGACGCTGTAAGCCAATGCTCTGACTGAGCTTCAGAGTTTACAATCTTAGCTTGTGCTTCCATGATGGAGCGTTCATGACGCAACGCTGAGTCCATCGAAGCCGCTTGAATCTCTAACAGTCTAGCCTTCTGTTGCAATCGTTCTTCTTCAGACGTATGAAGGCTATCTATCAGCTCTGCGGCTGGCTTAAATACTCCTGCGATTAAGTCTGTAAAGGCTAACGACATTAGTTTACCTGTCTATCTTTATACAGTTTGCTTTTTCTTTGGGCCAATCTTGCGTAATTATAAATGGCAGAAAAAGCTAAGATGAAACAACCTATGTCTTTTATTGCCCACAGCTGTCCCCACGCTTTCATCTGGTCAAGTCCAACAAACACGACAAAGGACTGAAAGAAAAGACCAGTAGCTACAACAAACAATCCAAGCCTGTGGCTAAAGTACATCGGTGTAGGCGATCTGCTTATAGCTAAAGTAAAAAGAACTGGAGCCGAGAATAAATTTAACCATGCTATAAAAACACTAATTGACATGTTATCCGCTCATTCTAGTGAGTAAAGCCTTAAGCTCTACCCCAAAACCAGTGATGATAAGGCCCCCTACAACGAGCATTATTGCTGTCAAGCCTTTTCTTGTTAGATCCTCTCGAAGCTCTGACCAGAACTTTTCCTGCTGTCGTGCTGATCGAATCACTGTTTCGTGATAATGCCTGTGGCCGTCAGAGTCAAGTTCGTTTAAACTTGTACGAGGAATCGCCTTTTCAACTATCTTTAAATCTTGATCTATAGAGATAAGTGTTTCTTCAATACGCTTTAATCGAACTTCTAGTGACCCTTCAGACATTTAGCTATTCCTTATTATACTTGGGATGGCCAAGTTATATCTGTAGGGAAACCAGACTGATCTGAAATATCTCTAAGGTCTTGACGATACGTAGCCCATGCCGCTTTTTCTTCAGTCGTTAGCGGAGCATCTGCAAGCTGAGTCCAGTCACAGTCAGCCAGTCTAACATTACGCTCTAGACGTACGCTAGTACCTACACGATCCAGTTCTTCTTGAGTCATGTCACGCACTGTCCAGCCCATAATCCAAGCACCATTAACGTAGTTAGGTACACTATTCTTAACAGCTACCTGTCCAGCGTTTACTAAGGGCTTAGTAGCTAAAGTAACAGGTGAAACATTATAGCTTGCTAAGACCTCCAGAGTGATCTTAGGAGGAAAAGAAGTATTTGGATTCTCCTTTCTTAGCATCCCTACAGTATAGGGAAATGATTCAATAATTCCGTTTGTTGCTTTAATGTACATAAATTAGCTCCATAATTTTAGCATAGCGTAGCCACCGGCAAATGTAGAGGTTGTTCCAGTAACACTGCCAGCTAAGCTTAAGGTTGTAGGATCGCTATAGTCGTATGCCCACAGCGTATACGGAGTGTTTGGAAATTTCATGAAGACTACTTTGGCCTCTGTATCAATCTCAACGCCCATTGTTGAGAATGCTCCGACTAAATCTGCATTGTAGATACTGTCAAGTATAGCTAAGTTGGTAAGATCAGAGATGTCTACTGTTACAACGTAGCCTAAGTCAGTTAATACAATTACAACTTCATCATCCCAATCAACTACCATACCTATTGGATCGTCTAAAGTTGAGTCTATGAAGCTATCTAACAAAGCGTAAGAACTGCTACGGTTTCTAACGTCCATTCTACCAGCGGAACTCTGTGCTCTGATTATTGTAGCACCGTCTGGGCTTAGAAGGCTGAAAGTTGACGATGACATCGCACCAAAACCTAAGCTAGTGCTAGAGTAAGTAATAGCGCTTGCTGTAGAGTAGTCAGCTTCTCTTATAGTTGTAAAGGTAGAAGCTATAAATACTTGGTCAGTAGGATAGAATGAACCATCAAAAAATGAACCACCAAGAAGCTCTGTGTCACTACGCACCATAGCTGAAGGGTCTGAAACATCCACACTTGTCAGCTTACCGTCACCAGCAACCAGTATTACATCTTGTACAGGGTCATACTGTATGTATCTAGGATCATCGTAATAAGTGGCGCTTGTCAGCTTGTCTAACTGAGTAACGTTGTCCCAGTCACTAACATCCCAACTGTATAGGTTGTCGCCAGTGGGATCTCCTGTATATAAAACAGCATTTGTTGCATCGTAGCCTAGCAATCTACTGTTGGTATTATCTCCAAGGGAGTAGGTTCCGCCAACAAGAGACATATTAGTAGGATCTGTAACGTCTACAAGAACAAAATCATCAAAGCCAGATACTACTAGGGTTTTCTCACCTACGGCAGGTCTTCCTGAAGGCATTAAATGCTTAGCTAACATTAGTGAGTTCCTACAAAAGAACCATATAAAAAGGTTTCCATTTTCCACAAAACAATCACGTTACCGTTTCCTAGTGTAGGAGCTACGTTTCCTGCTGGGCTTACCCACTTTATAGTAGGCCATGTAACTGTGTAGCCACTAATATTGGATAGACGCAGTACCATGCTCTGTCCACTAGAAAGAGAGTCAGTAAATGTTGTGTTAGCAGAAAGAACCTTGTACTGCATAGTACCATTATCAGGATCAAGCGTTGTGCCTGACAAGCTGTAAACACCCTCTGTCACGTTGGTGAATGAGGGGTTTGATGGTAGTGAGTATGAAGAGATTTCTAAAATATCTGAACCTGTAGTTGACGTATACAGCTTACCGTTTGTCAAGTCTAAAGCAGGTTCTCCAATAGCTAGGTCGCCCCCTGTAGGAGCGCCTGAGCCAGTCTTTAGCTTAATTACTGCGGCCATTAATAAGTGCCTCCATCAATCGTAGAAATACTGACTGCTCCTGCACTTACGCTAAAATCATTAGAGTTGAAAGAGGCCACACCCTTAACACTTGTGGTTGCAGTAGCAACTGAGAAGTCTAAGGTCTGATCTCCAGCTTGATACGTTACAGTGATGTTAGTTTCAGTGTTACCTGTTACCATTGCTCCTACAAGAGTCTTGATGCTGGCGTCTGTGTAGACACTGTAGTCAGCAGGCTCTGGTATCTTGTAGAAGGTAGTGCCATCGTTGGTGAACTGCCACTGGTCAGAGGCTTCATTCCAAACTAGGCTACGGTTCGTTGACGTACCACGCTCAACTTCAATACCAGCATTCTGTGAAGGCGTACCTGTCTCATTACTGTTCAGAGTAATGATGTTGTCAGCGAGGTTAATGGTCTCTGTGTTGATGGTTGTGGTCGTACCAGAGACTGTCAAGTTACCACTAACTGTCAAGCCACCAACAGTAAGAGAGTTAGTAGTTGTAGCTCCACGATCCGTTACAGAATCAAGAGTGTCAGTCTCAGTGTAGCTTGTGAGATAGCCAGCGCTTGCGTGATTTCCCCAGCCATAAGCAGTGTTCCAGTTGGTAGAGTTGTCAGTAACAATGGCGTATGCGCCAGCGGCTGTTCGCTTCATCAAACCGTTGGAGGTGAAGTCACCGTCTACCACAACGTCAGCATGAGATGTCTCGCTCGTTAGGTAACCAGCACTAGCGTGGTTGCCCCAGCCATACGCTGTATCCCAGTTGCTTGTGTCAGTAGAGGTAATTGAAGCGGCTTCAGACGCACTAAATACTGGGTCAGTTTCAGTGTAAGCCGTGAGGTAACCTTCAGTAGAGTGGTCACCCCATCCGAAGGCAGTATTCCAGTTAGCGGAGTTGTCTGTTACGATAGAGTATGTGCCAGCAGAAGCGCCACGCTTCATCAAGCCTGAAGAAGTAAAGTCACCATCAACAACAACATCTGCGTGTGATGTTTCACTGGTGATGTATCCAGCATCGTTAGTGAAGGTGCTGACATTAGTAGGTGTGCCAGACAGGTCTGAGTAAGCACCAGAAGTCGCGACAGTGGCTAATCCGTCAATGATGTCTGTATAGTGCTTACCGCCAATAGCGTCTACATCGCCTGTAGTGCCTCCTGGCCTTCCTATATAGAGTTTATCACTATTAGAGGAGTAAGCTAATTCACCGTTCTCTAGGGCTGACGGTGCTGCTGTAGTTGTACTGCGTTTGATTTTAACTGTTTGTGCCATTAGAATGCTCCAGCGTCTAAGATATCACTATCGTCTGATATGTTGTTAATAAGAATAGCAACCCACTCAAAAGTATTAGAGCTAATTTCTCTATACACATAGAGGTCGCTTGTGCCTGTGTTAAACCAAAGATCACCTAAATCAATCCCCTCGGTAGGTTCAGTTGTTTGTTGAAAAAAAGAAGTGTTTATCCCTTCAACAATTTGCTGTGCTTCTTGCTTAGCTAGCTCTGCCGAATATGCGGAACTTTGAGCTAGATTAGAAGCGATCTGAGCCTGTTGAGACTCAAAGGCAGAATTCTGTGAACTTAAGAGTGCGTCTTGCGCGTATAATTGTGAACTAGCCGCAGAGGCAGAGGCTTCCTTGGCTTTTGCAGAAGCTGTCTGTGCATAGTTAGATATTTGAGAAGCGTAGGCATCTGTAGTCGCATCTCCAGCTCCACCTGAGCCTCTGTATAAAGCCATAGTTTATAACCTTGTTAGCTGGTTGGAAAAGCTTGAGTAGGTGGTGTGAAATTTTCTGTATATCTAGCAACATCTTTAGTTAATCTAAACTGGTCAACATACCCATTAAAAGCGGCGTTGTTGTTTGGAACATATCGCCCAAGGTTCATGTTTGTAAAGTTTGCTGTTCCAGAATACGTTCCAGTTCCTAACTGCACACCGTTTACAAAATATCGTAAAGTACTTCCTTCTCGTGTAAGTGCTAGATGACTCCACTGTTGAGAAGGAAATACAGGTACACCATTAATAAATTCAGTACCGTTTATCCGAATTCCTTGAGTAGGTGCAGGATAAATATAAGTTTTCGCTGCGTTTGAAAAAAGAACATAACTAAAACCAGTGCCGCTAGCTGGAACTCCTTGACAATAAAACCACGCCTCAAGTGTGAAATCTGCTGGAAATGAACTATCTGTATCAACAGCACCAATAGCTTTGCTGGTATATAAATCAATAGAAGATGACCCAAATATTGCTTGAGCCGTTGAATGTGTTGGCGCTCCCTTTGTAGTATTTACTGTATGTCCATAACTACTGTAGTCAACAAAATTTGTTGAACCATCAGGCTCATTGTTAGACTGTATTAGTAAAGTAACATTATCCCAATAAGTATCGCTAGCGCCCTCTGTTTCGCCTATTGCCTTTTTAGTAGGACCATACATTCCGTTTAGGCTAGTAAATTGCATATTAATACATCTCTGTAATAAACATACTACCATCAGTGCCATCAGAAATAACAGCAACCTGATCACCGGCATAAACGTGAAGAAACTCTAAAGAGTTTGCAGGAAGAAAAATTGATTGGTTAGTAGCAGTAGCACTGTCAAGAGTGTAGTAACAAGCTACAGTAGAAACAATACGAATAACGCGACAATCTGCAGGAACTGCTGTTGATTGTGCTGAAGTGACAGTAACGGAAACTACTTGATTAGTAGCAGGACGCATTACTTGAATAGGTTTGGAGTTAGCGTCAATAGCAAGTTTAGACATAATGTTTTCCTATGAAAATAGAAAGGCGCGTAGCCGAAAGTATAAAAGCCCCTCCGAAGAGGGGCGATAGAGATTAGCCTTGTACAGCTAGTACGAAGCCAGTTTCAGGACGTAGTACCTGAGTACCGTACAGACGGTCAGCAGTGTACAGAGTGCCGAGGAACTCTTGCTTGTACTGAGTCTGAGAGCGAACGCCCTGCTGCTCAGCCATGACCATAGTGTCTTTGTGACCAAGGATAGCTGCGCGTACACCTGCTTCTGGAGTTGGGCAGTTGCTGGTTACGTATACGTCAATGCCGTACAGGTTACCAATCTTACCATTAACAACACCACGACCATCTACAAAGTCTGAAGACACGTAGCGATCAATGCCCATGATTGCATTACGCAATGAAGGAGGAATAACGAAGAAACGTCCGTCCATCGGAGCGTCTGCATCATCCATCTTCTGGATCAAAGCACGGAAAGCACCATCAGTAAATGCGTTAACATCAGCAGTACCGTCAATGTCATAGGCTTCCAAAGCACCACCAGCAGTGATCTGGAATGCTGCGTTGTGCGCCCATGAAGAACCGTTACCATCACCGAAAGACTTACCAAGACCAAACAGATCATCATCAACCTGCTTAGCAAGGGCGTAACCAGCGTCACCTGTGTAGAACTGACGCAGAGACGCAAGAGCCTGTGCTTCAGTGATGTCTTCGATAAGACGTGAGTATTCGAAGTGCTTGTTGATCGTTACAATAACTTCAGTCTCAACTGCATTCTGAACAGTTACTGCTTGGTTTTCTACCTTAGCATTCGCTGAACCACGAGTGGGCTTAGGAATGTGGATGGTGTCGCCTTTCTTACCAGCCATTGACATTTTCTTGACAAGGTTAGCAAGTACAAGGTTTTTCTCATATGCGGCAATAACCTCATCACTCCAGATCTCTGGAATAAAAGTTGCCGCTGAAGTGTTATCTACAAAACCACCTGTAGCTGGATAAGTTGAAGTAGCCATTAGTTTCTCCTAAATGTTAGCTATTTGACCCTCCCTTCTTGATACGCCTTCATGATCTCATCAGATAGGCTTTGGTATCGGTCAGGGTCAGTTTTCATAAGTTTAATAATGTCTGCCCTTCGATAAATCTTACGTGACTGTGAGTCAGGATTGCCGCGAGCGTTGCCAGTGTTAGCTGACTTCACTGCTTCTTTCCTTCCTGCCTTCTCTGCCTGTGCGGTCTGCTTGACAGTAGTTTGACGTTCCTTCCACAGACTGAGTAGTTCGTCAGCGGCTTCATAGTCATACTGCTGGTCAGCTTGTACAAACAATTGAGTCCTAATCTTAGAGCCTTGTATCCAATCTGCAAACCGATTGTCCTGTAGGATCTGTTGCATGTCTGGATGTTTAGACTGAAGCTGATTCAAAGCCGTAGCTTTCTTGTACTGTTGAGTGTACTGTTCAGCTTCTTTAATCTTAGGATGATTCTCAATCGCTTTGTTTATGGCCTTGTCAGGGTCAGTAAAGTAGTCGTAATCATCATCTTGGGATTGTTCTGGTGCTTGTTGTTGCGAGAGTTGTGTCTGAATGTAACTGTCAACAACCTTTCTTAATTCACCCACTTCACTGCTTTGACGACCTAAAAGCTTTTCAGCCTCTTGGTGCATCCTCGCTAGTTCTGCGGCAGACTTACCACGATACTTGTCAGGTAAATCATCCTCAGTTTGCTGAGTTACCTCGTATTGAGGCTCTTGTTCAAACTGCTCTTCTTGTGTATCAAGTTCAGTTGTATCTACGTTATCCTCTTCAGGACGCTCATCTATTAGCTTTGCCGCCATTATTAAACTCCGTGCTTTAGCATTATGGAGGTTGGTAGTATGTAGAAGGGCTCTAAGAGTTTGCCTTCTGTTCTTGTTTGATCTTCCTCTCGCGATCTCTAGCCCACTTCATAGTAGCTCCTGCGAAGTCACCACTAATGGGGTCTAGTACAGACCGGATTGGAGAGATCACTCTCTTAGCGTCTTTACCGCACTCGCACCTAATAAGTTCGATATCGTCGCTAACAAAGTATTCTTTCACATGTCCATCAGGACACTTAAAATCCCTAATCTTCAGCATCGTCTAGCTCCGCTTGTTGTTGAGCATGAGCTACCTGAGTCTCAAGATTAAGGATGTTATTCATGACTGCAAGTTGTCCTTTGCGAAAGTAAAGGTCTTGTTCGTCTTTGGTTGTTTCTATTGAGTTTACTCCCAAGATTGATTGCTCAAGATCTTTGGTAAGTATTTTCCAACCTTCTGATCTAAACATTTCATTTAGATCTCGGAAGTATTTCTCAGTTTCTGGTGTCATTTTACTGTTTCTCCTATTGACAGGACAGTTAATTTATGTTAATCTTTATTAGAAGTATATTATATCATACTTTTGAATAAAAGTCAAGTTAATTTTTTGTTATTTTTTCACAGGCTTTTTATTAGTCATCTTCTTGCCAGTACGTTTAGCTTCCTTCTTAGCTGCTGCCATACCTGACTTAGTGTATGAGTACTTCTTTCCGTTTACATTAGGCATAATTACTTCCTCTTTTTCTTTGCTGTTTTAGCTGCTTGTTTAAAATCCGAAGCTTTAGGTGCGCCTTTAGACCCTACCTTACGCATCTTTTCTCCAGAGCCTTCTTCGATACGCTTACGTTTAGCGTTAATGTTTGCGTACAGTCCTTGTTTAGCCATTACCATTTCACCTTATCAGCCCAGTACGCGGCACTCATCTTGCCTTTAGCAATGTTTGAGGCATGACGAGCCTTGAAGGACTTCTGTCGTGCTGTGGGTTTCTTGTCACCAGTTACACCTTGCTGTCCAAATCGTATTGTCTTAACTGTGTCACCTTCCTTGGCAACAACTACGTGAGACTTCTTAGGGTGACTAGGCGTCCTCTTCGGTTTGTTGTAACCGCTTACCCCTGCTCGCTCCAGCCTTGGGTCTTTCTTTTTCATTGAATAACTCCTCCAGCTTGGCTAGTCGCTCCAAGAGCTTGCTGTAGCTGCTGTTTATCTCCTCCAGCGCTTTGTTCAGCTGAGCCTGTGATACTACCATTTGCTTGTCCTCCTTTGGGGCGTTGTGCTTTATTGTCTATGTCTTTCTCTTTCAACATCATGTCAGCAATCTTAAGTCTGCGCTCAAACTCTCTATCGTCTGACTCTCCTTGCTGAATGTTGGTCGTTACAGCTCTGAGCTTATCAATCTCAAGCTCTTGTGGGAGCATCTGAGCCTCGACATTGTATTTCTGTGCTCTAGCGCTGTACTCTTGTGCCTGAGCCTGTAGAGTGGCTGTTTGTGCTTGCTGGAAGGCCATCTGAGCTTGCATCTGAGCCTGTTGCATCTGCTGTGCTTCAGGATTAGGTTCAGAAGCTTTCTTCATGGTAGCAATCAGCTCTTCACGGTTAGACAGGTTCATGTTGTCAATGATTGACTGAACCAATACAGGGTACAGTGGGCTGTCTTGTTGCATGGTCTGTAGCAACTGTACAAGCTGAGTGACTTCGTACTCACGAGCAATGATGCCCAGAGAGCTTGTAGCGTTAAACTTGTAGTCCTTGACAGGGTACAGTTCAGGTTCAAACTGCATGTAGCGATAAGCCGCTTTCTCGACAAACGGCAACAGGAAAGACTCTTGGAAGTTGATTAGAGTACGTTTGTGTCTCTTAATGATAGCGCCAAGAGACATACTAATGCCAGCAGCAGTAGCTTCTCCGTTAATGTTACCAGCGATACCAGCT